TACGAGAATAAAGATTCCACCTCGTTATATGTCTGAAGATGCTACTCCTGATGAGAAAGCTATTTACGATTATTATCAAAAGATAATCCGTAATATTCACAACAACGAGCAAGCAGGTCTAGTTCTACCACAAGCCCACGATCCGGAATCAAAGCAACCTATGTTTGACTTCGAACTTATGGGTGTTCAAGGTGGCAAGCAATACGACACAGACAAGATTATTAGACGCTGGGACAACAAGATACTTACACTGTTGTTTGCTGACTTCCTTAAAATGGGTCAGGATCAAGTAGGTTCTTTTGCACTTGCTGGCGCAAAGACTAACCTTATGTCTATGGCTGTTGAGGCCAGACTTCAAGAAATTGCTGATACTTTAAACAACGACCTTATCCCACAAACATTTAGGCTTAATGGTTGGTCAGATACAGAACTACCTTACTTTAAGTTTGGTAAGCTGGATGAAGTTGATCTTGAAGAGTACTCAAAAGCTATCCAACGTATCTTCTCTGTAAATGCTATTGAAGCTGACAGACCTGTAATGAATAAGATTAGAACATCTGTGTTTAAGGTTGATCCAAAAGCCGAAGATGCTCCAGTCAATAAAGACGAGCTACCTAAGCAGGAGACACGCGCAGGTGATGGTATGAGTAAGGGTTCTTCTAATGGAACTTCTGACGATCCTACTAGTACAGATACTTCAGCCAACAATGCTAACAATACGGGGTAACTATGGATAACGAACGTAAATTTATGGAGGGCTTAACTGCCCTTTTATCTAAATGCTTTGGTCAAGGCGATGGTGCCGTTATAACAGAAAAAAGTCAAGACGGTATCTCAGTTTCTAAAGCATTTGATGAAGAATTAAAACAAGCTACCTTTTTGGTTCTCTCACCAGATGAGACTGACCTGCAAGGTGACACCTACAATTCCGTAGAAGTTACTAAGGCTTGCCACAGCTTCAATGAACACTGCCGCAAGGCTAACCTCTTCCACATGGCAGACACAGAGGATGCATTCATTGCAGAGTCTTACATTGCGCCTTCAGAGTTCTATCTGGGGGAAACACTGGTTAGTAAAGGTAGCTGGTTACAAGTCTGGCAGGTAGTGGATGACGATATTTGGAGTCTGATCAAGTCGGGCGACATTAACGGTGTTAGCATCAGTTGCCCAGCCAATTATGAGGATTTAACAAATGACGATTAAAGCTAAACGTAGGCTTAAAAACTTCAACTTTGAAGAAGAAGGTTCTCACGTAGCTCTAGTAGGTAAGCACCAAGGTGGACCTGCAAACGGTTATAAAACACTTATTACTAAATCTACAAAAGGCATCCCAATATCCTTCGTAGAGAAAGCAGACATGGTCAACGTAACAATGACCATTCAAGAGTTTCTGAGAAGATTCTTCGGATTGTATTACGAAGATGCAGAGGTTCTTGCTCGTATCCTTGGTTATGAAACTGAAATGACGGAAGACCAGATGGTTGACAGTTACGAAGAATTTATCCAAAGCCAGATTGACTCTGTTGAGATTATGAAATCACTTTTCAAAGCAGAAGATATGACTAAGGCTCTTTCAGAAGTAAGCGAAAAACAGTTCGACACACTTCTACAAGATCAGCTATTGATCGAAAAAGCCCTGTCTTCATCAACCGATGATAAAAAACTTCCTAAACAAAACGAAAAACCCAAAGAGGACTTAACTAAAATGTCTGAAAAAACTACAGATATGATTCAAAAAGCTGACCTTGAATCACATATCGAAAAGGCAGTAGCTCCACTTAGAGTTGAGCTAACTAAGGCTAACGAAGCTATTGAAGCTTATAAAGCCAAAGAGAAAACGCAGGTAGCTGCAACTCGTAAAGCTGCTCTAAAGGATGCTGTTAAAGATGACGAGAAAGCTGAAGTGCTTTTCAAATCATTCGAAGACCTATCCGATGAATCTTTTGTTTCTACTATTGAAACCCTAAAAGCTATGAATACTGCCACTGAAGCTAGTGAACTGTTTGTAGAAAAAGGCGCAGACGCTGAAGGCGAAGACGTTACTAGCGACCAAGGCAAGGCCACTCGTGCTTTTCTTGAAAGCCGCTTCCCTAAAAAATAATTAATCCTTAAATAATACGTATTATTGGAGAAACAAAATATGACTCTCATTGCAACAGAAAACCTACGTCTAAGTAACATGCTTAAACGTGAACTATATTCAGAACAGGGTTATTGCCGTCTTGCTGTAACAGTAAGCGAAGGATCTGACATTGAATATAAGATTGGCCAAGTACTTGGTAAAGTCACTGCTGACGGTAAATACGTTGAGTATGACGAATCCGCAGTTGACGGATCTGAAGTAGCTGCTGCTATCGTTCTACAAGATATTAGCATCCCTGCATCTACAGACACAGTTGTACTTGCTCTTGTCAAAGGACCAGCTATTGTTTCTGACGGTGGGCTTGTGTTCAAGGCCGGTGTTGATGAAGCTGCTGCTAAAACAAACCTTGAAGCCCTTGGCATCAACGTAGACACACAACTTTAATTAGATACTTTAGGAGTATTACATAATGGCTACAGTCCGTAGTTTTGACAAACCGTTTGAGTTAGTCGATTATACCGAAGAACTTCTTATTATCCCAAACACTTGGGGTCTTTTGAACGAACTTGGCGTTTTCGAAGCAGACGGTGTTGCACAGCACACTATCACAGTTGAGAAAATTGACCAGTCTCTGGCACTTCTTACTGACCGTGTTCGTGGTGAACGCAACAACATGAACAAAGATTACACTAGAGAGCTTCACAGCTTTGCGATTCCTCACTTCCCACTTGATGACTATATCAAGCCAGAAGATGTGCAGGGTAAACGTGCCTACGGTTCAGCAAGTGCTGAAGAACAGCTTGGTATGGTTCGTGGACGTAAGCTAGAAACAATTCGTCGTAATCACTCAGTTACCCTTGAAGCTGCTCGTATGCAAGCTATCACTGCTGGTACTATTTACGCACCTAACAACACAGTTTCTGTTGACTGGTATGCCTCTTTCGGTATTACCCGTAAAGAAGTAGACTTTGTGCTTGGTACTGGTACTACTGACGTTATCGCAAAAGGCGAAGAAATCATTGCTGATATCCAAGACAATGTACTGAATGGCGACATCGTCACAGGTATTGTTGCTCTTTGTTCACCTGAGTTCTTCAGCAAGCTGATCGCACAGGCTGGTGTAAAAGAAGCTTACAAGTATTACGCTTCAACACAAGACCCTGCTCGTCAGCGTCTTGGTAGTGGTCTTTACCGTGAGTTCGATCATGGTGGCATCCGTTACATCGAATACCGTGGCAAGTACAATGGTACAGCACTTATTCCTGCGAATGATGCTTACTTCCTGCCTCTTGGTGTTAACGATATGTTCAAGACTTACTTCTCACCTGCTAACAAATTTAGTTTTGTTAACACAAATGGTGAAGAAGCCTATGTATTTGAATATCCGGGCGACCGTGATGAAGAAATCGTTCTTCAGTCAGAGTCTAACTTTATCAACATGCTGCGTAGACCGCAAGTTGTTGTAAGAGGTTTTTCTTCTAACTAAGAAGTTAATTAACAAGGGGGAGGGTTCGCCCTCTCCTTCGTTATTATTGTAAAGGGTATTTACTAAAGTATCTTTTATAATAAACTAGGAGATTATATAACATGGCTCGCAACTACTACACGGAAATTTCTGTTGATCATCCAACAGTAGAACTACTTGATGGGTTATCCTTCCAGTTTTTTGATTTTAAAACACTAGCCACATCTGGTGTGCAAGAATACTTAGTTGAGGTGCCAAGCGGTGTTGATACGGTTTTCCATGGGAGATCATTCTCAGGAAGAGGTGCAAACCTTAAGTATGAGGTTTTCTCTAGCCCCACATTTTCAAGTGAGGGTGCCGCCATGCCATCAAGAATATCTAACAGAAATGGTGACTTTGCTGGTGGTAATCAGGCGATGATTTGGCAGAGCCCAACACTGACAACTGACGGAACTCTTGTAGATTACGACGAAGTTGCTGGCAGTTCCTCCACAGGGGCTGGTAATAAAGGGAGTACAGGGTCTTCGGCCAGTCAAGCTTTTCCTATTATCATGGTAAAAAACAGCTACATGATGGTTAGGATTACAAACCTGTCTTCAACTGTCCCCGGTAACTATGTATTAAAGTGGTATTGGTCTGAAGTGGAGAAATAATTATGGCGTTTACAGGCGATCCGGTAAACAATCCTACAGATAGAGTTCGGCTGGTCACAGGTGATACTGATCCTGTGTATGAGTTCCTTGATGATTCAACATATACGTATGTACTGGATAAAAACAATAGTAACGAAAGACAAGCTGCAATAGAGGCTTCTAGGTACATCCTAGCAAATATCACAAGGTACACCAGAGAGCGCACAGGCGACATAGAAGTATATGGCAATGAGTTCTTTAAGAACTACAAAGATTACCTCCTAGAGCTTGTGAACAACCCTAACTTCAGCGGTATTCTACCAATGCCTTACGCGGGTGGTATCTCTAAATCAGATATGCTTAAGAACGACGAGAACACTGATAATGCTCGTCCAACGGTGTACCTAGGTTTCAGCACAAACGAACACGTTTATGAGGAAATAAAGTATGACGGGGCGTTTGAGATCTAACACGAGAGAGTGGGACAAACTTAAAAGAAGACTGCGTAGGTTTGATAGAAGAAGTATTGAAGTTGGCTTCTTCAGCAACAAAAAGTATGGCCCTGACAACAACAACCTGCAAGTCGCTGAAGTCGCTATGATGAACGACTACGGTACTAGCAAGGTTCCGTCAAGACCTTTCATGACAGTTGACTTTGTAAGCTACGCAGAAAAAACCTTTCCAACTAAAGCTAGACAATTCTTCATGTTGCTGATACTAAATCCTAAGAGTCCATTCATAAAAAATATGAATGAATTAGGTGAAGAGTTTTCTTTTGCATTGCAGGAGATAATACTAGACTACCCCGGAAGAAACAGTCAATGGTGGGCCGATATTAAAGGATTTAACGATCCTCTTTATCATACTGGCGTCATGGTTGAATCTGTTTCTCATAGATTGAAAAGAGGCACTTAATGTTTACAAGTAAATTTATCGGGTTTCAGTCAACAGGCAGCGTACCCCTCACTTTAAAGAGACCTAACGCAACAGGCGGTAGCTATATTGATGGTGTGTGGGTTGAAACAGCCTCCACGGATGTTGAAATTATAGTTAACATACAACCTGCTGGCTACAAAGAAACAATGATTCTTGAGTATGCCGATAGGTCTAAGAAGAAGGTTAAGGTCTATTCATCTGATGTAATCTTAAGTGAAGAAGAGAGTGAGAACGGCGCTGATGAGTTTGAATGGGAAGGTGACACCTACCGTGTCATGAAAGTTTTAAACTACAGCATGGGCATCCTGAACCACACAAAGGCAATAGCAGTTATGAAGGAGAAGATAAATGAACCTGTATAATTCAGTTCGACAAGCTATCTATAATTCTTCTAAAAACCTACTGCCTAATAACGAATTAATATACTCTCATCAGGGCGGTCAAGAGCCAAAAGGTTCTTACTGTTCTATTAACATTATCCGAACAAATAAGATCGGTATGGAGTATGAGAGTACCTATGCCTCCGCAACTGATATAACCTCTGTAAGTGTCTATGAAGTAACTACGAGGTTTATGTTCGTCGGGGATGATGCTGGGAACTTAGCCTACGAGTTTGAAACTGTAGCTGATAACCCGGCATCTAGATTCTATTTTGGTACAGAAAATCTCGCTATTATGAGAAAGGGTGAGATCAGGAGAGTACCTGAAAAAAGGGATACAGCTTGGATAGATAACTTTGTCCTTGATGTGATTTTTTCATACGCTGTAGAAACTACGCAACCTATTGAAACAATTGAACACGTTTCTTGGGGATATAATTACATAAATTAACAACCTCTTAGCTAAGGAGTTACACAATGACTGTCCTAACAGACATTATTGACATTCAAATTTCTAGGGAAACAACTGCTGTATCAAGAGCAGCATTTAACATTCCCTTATTCCTTGCAACGCATGCAAACTTTGTAGAAAGAAGTAGAACATATTCCAGCCTACTGGCGGTTTCAGATGACTTCGACTCTAACAGCAATGTTTACATAGCGGCAAGTAAACTTTTCGGACAAGATATTAGACCACCACAAATTGTAGTTGGTAAGCGTTACGCTGAAAGTATCGAAGTAACACTAGACACTGTATCAGGTTCTGCCACTGTTGATTATAACGGTACAGAGATAACTACAGACATTAGTGGAGCAGCAGATGCAGCAGCAGCAGTTGCGCTTATTGAAAGTGATTTCTCTGGTGGAGGAACAAGTGGTATTGACTTTGTAGACAACTTAGATGGTACGTTTACTATCAGCCCATCGGTTGCTGGGGATCAATACAGCTTCACTACTTCTTCTCAGTTCAGTTCTGTGTTTACTGCCACAGAGCCTTGGGTAGATGCTCTTGACACTGTCAGCGACACTAACAATGAGTGGTATGCACTTGTAATAGAAACTCACGTAGCAGAAGACGTACTACTAGTATCGGCAGCTATGGAAGCACGTAGACAGATCTTTGGTACTTCTTCAGAAGACTCTGATATTCTATCAGCAATTTCTACTACTGACATCGCTACTGAATTGTATGACCTAGGCTACCAAAGAACTTTTATCATCTATTCAGATGATGCTGATGAACAATACCCAGAAGCTGCTTGGATTGGTAGTCAACTGCCAGAACAACCGGGTTCAAATACTTGGAAGTTCAAGCCTCTAGTTGGCGTAACAGTAAGCTCACTTAGCTCAACGCAGTCAAATGCTGCAAAGGCTAAGAATGCGAACACTTACGAAAGAGTTGGTGGTGTTACAATGACCTCCGAAGGTAGAATGTCTGGTGGTGAGTTTATCGACGTTATGATCTTTGTTGACTGGTTAGAAGCCCGTATGCGTGAAAGCATTTTCTTCCGTCTAGTAAACACTAAGAAAATTCCTTACACCCAAGCTGGTGTCACAATCATCGAAAACGAAATCCGCAGAGTTCTTGCAGAAGGTATTGCAGCAGGTGGTCTTGCACCAAACCCACAACCAACTGTTAGTGTTCCAAGCGTACTTGCACTTAGCCCAAATCTACGTGCTACTCGCACACTTGAAGGTATTACCTTCGAAGGCCGTCTTGCAGGCGCAATTCACTTTGTTAAAGTTCGCGGAACAGTAACTGTCTAATAGGAGCCAAAAATGGCTAGTCAATATACATCTACTTTTAGTCCACAGGACGTTACGGTAGTTATCTCTCAAGGAACCTTCTCACACATTGTGAGTGGTTTCTCTGAGGATAGCATTGTAACGGTAGAGAGAAACAGCGATACATACAGTCTGTACACTGGTGCTGATGATACAAACTCTCGTATCTATCAAGCCGATACATCTGCAATGATTATGTTGCCTCTACAACAAACTTCAAATAGTAACGACATTCTCTCTCAGCTATATCTTAATGATAAAGCAAACAGAGATTCGTCCGGCTTGTTTGCTATCACAGTAAAAGATAACTCAGGCCGAAGCC